AGACTTTGAGTACAAGAATACAGATAAGGAACAATTACCTCGAAATGACACCGCCAAACGTACCCATCCTAAAACAAATGTCACTGCCAAAGCCCCTATTGCAGAAAAGTACCTAGAAAGTATTGAAAAAAATAAAACTCGTAGTAAAATTGGTGGAAAATCGAACAAAAAGAGATCCCGCAAACAAAAATTGCGAAGAAGAAAAACCATCCATAAAAAGAGATAAACCATAAGAAAAAGCGATTGTTATTGTTATTATGGTTTGAGCACGTTCCATTATTCATATTGAGGTTTCAATGCATCTGGAACTTCACTCGGCGGCCTCTCTCCCGCACCATATATATCCGGCAAATACGTGGTTTTCGGTGTGAAATACAATGGCTTGCTCACATATCGATCGACATAGTTCCCACTGCGAACCGCGTTCTCGGTGACTTGGACGCCGCCCCAGTTATAGTCCATCGGGTTCTCACTCTCTGGCTTACCCACAGACGTACTCTCGTGTATCGCGTCCAATTCAGTACGTTGCCCGACATGAATTCCGTGCGGATCAAATCCAGCAAACATGTTTTGGTTGTAACCATTGTCTCGATTTGCATCAAGCACTTTGATTGGCTGACCATCAATCGATTGAATGTTCATGGGATCGAAACTCGGTTGAAACAAGGTCGGGTCAATGTTCGGCGGCACTCCGCCCTGCAAATCGAACGGACTCGGTCGCATCCTGTAAACATCGGTCCCTTGAGCAGTGGTTTCATACTGGAGAAAGAGCACAGGACATTGTTTGCCTGCTCTGCGTTGGATTTCTAAATAGTTGATATACTCATCGATATTATAAAACGGCAACGGTTCGGAAGCCGAGTCTTTCGTGTTATACAACAATAGTGTCCCGCCTTTGCGGATCAATAGATCTGGGCATGATTCGTCTTTCTCTTCTTGTCTCTTGGGTTCAAATCTCTCGATCGTAGCGTAGTAATAAAAACCGACTAAAAACGTAAACACAGAAAACACAATCATTATAAGTTTTTTATCCATTATCTCCTTTTATAATATATATAAATAAATGCGAACTGAAAAACAAAAATCGGGTAAACACAAAACTGTGATTGGTAAACTGTATGCAACTTGGTGCGGTCATTGTGTTGAGCTTGAACCCGTGTGGAAAAAAATGAAGAAACTCCGCGGCGTAGAGTTTGTAGAGATCGAATATGAGAATATTCAACAAGGTTTAGAAAAACTGAATGCCAGATTCAAAACAGATGTGAAGGTGAACGACGGATATCCTACAATATTCAAGATTGAACGTGGTAAAGTGGAGTATTACAATGGAGAACGCACCTTGCCTCAATTGACGAGATGGGCCAAAAAAACACAAACGACAACTCGTCGCCGTTACAAATAATATAATTGTTTTTTACTACAATAATTAAATTATTTAACATCATCCCCTATTTAACATCATCCCCTATTTAACATCATCCCCTGATTTAACATCCCCAACCAGTTAATACAGTGGAACCAACCGGTCTAGACGTGGAACACACGGCAGGATATCTGGCAATTCTGGTTTTGGCTAAAGTAAGACAACAGTTCTTTCCTCCTCCCAAGTAAATGCTGGTCCATGCAGTGCGGCCAATCTGCGAAGGCAGGCCACTCTTCTTGGCTCCGCCTCCACTATTTCGATTAATCAACGATGAGGCATTTCTAGCTCTTGATGCGGCATTAAACAAAGTCATTTTTTATATATAAACAAAAGATAACTTTTTTTTGTTCTAAATCTTTTTTCTCTTTCAACGAATCGATCGATCATAAATAAATAAAAATGTCATTCAGACCATCCGCCGACGACGACTTCCACGTTGTTAAAAACGAATATGGGAAAGAAACCTATGTGTTCGATCCTTACAATCCAGTAAACAAAGAGATCCAGATTGCAGATGTCGAGGCGATTTTACGAGAGTATGGCATCGTTTTGCCAGTGACAAATATAAAACTATATCAACGAGCCTTTATAAACAAATCCTATTTGCGACGTCCGGAACTAGAGAACCAACAAAACAACATCGTGATTGTTCCTAAACCGGCCGATTGTCTGCCGCTCTATACAAAATCGAACGAACGGCTTGAGTTTGTCGGAGATGGTGTATTGGAAGTGATCGCCAAGTGGGTTCTCTATCTACGTTTCCCTAAAGAAAACGAAGGCTTTATGACAGAGAAAAAAATCGCCCTAGTGAAAAACGAGGCAATCGGCAAATTGGCGTATGAAATGGGTCTACATAAATGGGTAATATTATCGAGGCATGCCGAGTCCAAAGACACACGAACCAATCTGAAGAAGTTGGGTTGCGTGTTTGAGGCGTTTTTAGGTGCAATCTTTTTGGACTACAATCGATTGAATATTGAGGACGCATCCGGCTATTTTCAAAACATGTTTTTGTCAGGTCCTGGGTTTCAGTTTGCCCAGATCTTTGTAGAAAGTGTCTTTAATAAACATGTCGACTGGATGAGTCTGATAAGGAACGATGATAACTACAAGAACATTTTACAAGTGATGATACAGAAAGAGTTCAAGACAACGCCGGAGTATATTGAAATCACGGAGCAATCGTCCGATTCTGGATATCATATGGGTGTCTATTTATGTCTTGGTCAACCTGTGTTTGGTCTCCGACATCAGCATTCGATTCATTATAATACACTAAGGAGTTTTGATCAAGTACACAACTATATGTCAAAGCATTCCAAGGCATTCATCTTTTTGGGGGAAGGCAAGCATAAGATAAAAAAGAAGGCGGAACAGATTGCATGCGAGTCTGCGATCAAAATACTTAGTAATAATCTATAAATATATAATATATCATCATGTTTTTAATTAAACGAGAACCGAAAAAAAATGAAAACATATTTTTGAATGTTGAAACGGTTGAACAAACGAATTATATTAATAAAGAAGCGAGAGATCAGATGCTGAATCGTTTGCAGAATGTGAAAAAAGGCTTGTCTGTAGAACCGTTGAAGATAAAAGGGTCAGAAGAAGAGACAAAAGAAGAAAAAGGGTCAGAAGAAGAGAAGAAAGAGGAAAAAGGGTCAGAAGAGGAAGAAGAAGAAGAGACAAAAGAGGAAGAAGAAAAAGAGGAAGAGACAAAGGAAAATGATCATGAGACAAAACCCAAAAAACGATTCACCTCAAAACAAACCTCAATCCAACAAGGCATTGATATCGTATATAACGACGAATCGTTTAGCAAAGGAAATGGCAAAAGCAAAGACAAGATCAAAGTCGCACATAAATACTATAAACCAAATCAACCCGAGTTTATCGAAAAGATTAAAAAACTGTTTGATAAACCAACCGAACCATTCTCTTGTGACAAGATACAAACCCAATTGCAACAAAAGGTCATCGTAGATTATTTAAATCTATATTCACCGTATCGCGGACTTCTTGTCTATCACGGCATCGGATCTGGAAAGACATGCATCTCGATCGCGGTGGCTGAAGGATTGAAATCGGAAAAACAAATCATCGTCCTGGTTCCCGAAGCATTAAAGACAAATTTCTTCAAAGAGTTGAAGAAATGCGGCGACGAAAGCTATCGAACAAATCAACGATGGGCGAGAGAAATCGTGAGTGAGAAGCGAGATGCCGAAAGGTTATCAAAGGTTCTCTCGCTTACTCCCGAATATATATTAGAAAAGGGTGTCTGGCTGAGTTCAGAGAATGCAGAGAATTCCCAAAGATTCGAAGATATTCCTATCTTAGACCAAGAGGCGATCAATCAACAGGTCGATATGATGATACGTGCAAAATACAGTGTAATCGGTTATGACAAAATGACCGAAAAAACATTCGCAGAGAGTGGTGGGAACCCATTCGACAACTGTGTCGTGATCATCGATGAAATACATAACTTTGTCTGTCAAATCGCATCCGACGATGAGATCTCTGTCCGATTGTATCAATATTTGATGGGTGCACAAAACTGCAAGCTGGTGTTTTTAACAGGAAGTCCCATCATCAATCATCCACATGAGATTGCAATCTTGTTCAACATGTTGCGTGGATATATAAATGTTTGGTCGATACCAGTGATTGCAAAGAAAGTGAGCACGAGTGCTGTCCAGAAACTGTTTTCAAAGAATGATTTCAAACTCTGTGACAAGATCGAGTATAAAGACAACAAGGTGATAATCACTCGAAACCCATATGGATTCATATCGGTGGACAAAGAATCGGCAATCATATTGGACGAAACAGGGAATCTATCCGATGATGAGTTTATAAAACAAGTCCTTGAGATTTTGAACAGTTCTGGTTACGAGACGCCTCGAAGTATAAACCCGATCCATTATAAACTCTTGCCTGATAGTGAAGACAAGTTTCAAGAAAAGTATATTGAAGATGGTGAAATGATCGAGAGACATGCGTTTCAGCGTCGGATATTGGGCCTCACATCGTATTTTAATACGCACGAGTTTGCTTCCGAAAATCTACCAAGGTATGATAAACACCGCGATTTGATGGTTGTCCGCGTGCCGATGAGCGAATATCAGACAAGTGAATACGAAAAACAAAAAGAAAAGAGAGAGGCTTGCAATTTTGTCTTTCCTGCGTCAACGACCGAATCACTCAACCTGTCCAAAGATTCACTCACCACGCTTAGTCCCAAGTTGTTGCATTTACTAGAGAACATTGAGGATGGTGATGGTTTGCATCTTGTTTATAGCGAGGTGTCTTGTGATATTATCAAACAGATATTGGAGAAGAATGGATTCTCTCAATTGAAACTGAAAGAAGAAAAAGAAAAAGAAGGAAAAAAGAGATTTATCATGTTCTCTGACATCAAAGACGAAAAGGAGAAAGAGATGATGCTGAATGCTTACAATGGGTCTGCTGCAAAGGTGTTTATAATATCAGCAAAAGACGCAGAAGGAATCAGTTTGAAGAATACCCGGTTTGTGCATATTGTGGAACCCCCCGAATCTACAACTCGAATTGATCAAGTGGTCGGCCGTGCAAGACGTCTATGCAGTCATAATGATTTACCCAAAGAGTTGCAAACGGTAAGTGCATATTTATACATATCGACAATGAAAGATTCTACGACCATTGATGAAGAGATCTATGAAACTGCAAACAAGAGAGACAATATAAATAAACAGATACTTCAAGCGATCAAGGAGACTGCGATCGATTGTTCATTGTATTCGTCCAAAGAAAATGTCGTCTGTTATGATTTGGGTAGTAAATCAACTACATCACATCATAAAAAGGTGACGATATCTGGTGGTATGTCATACTTGGTAGACAAAGAGAATAACTTGCACGATATCGAGACAAATCAGTTTGTTGGCAAACTGAAGCGTGACGACAATGAGGAGAAATTCCGTATTGAATAAAGGAAAGGGAACGTAGTTCCCTTTTGATCCCTCCTTATAGACCAAATTGAAACGTAGTGCAAACCAGCAATTCGTCGGATCTATACGGCATCGGTTTAAAAAATATAGTATCTGGGATCTAAAGAAGCAGGTCGTTTTTGTGCAGGCACATAGGTTCCACCAGCCCTCGTGCGTCTCAATGCATTGGTTGTGACATTGACATCTCGAACTGTTGTAAACGACATTGGGTTCGCGTTTGCGTTCAATGTGCCTACACCAATCTCGGTCATGCGTCTTCGAGCAACAACCGCGGATGCGTCGCGATTTCCGCCGATGAATTTTTTCTGTTTGGCCGGATCTGCGTTATATGTTTCATAATAGATTTTGCGACTCGATGCGAAATTGCCAGTACTGTCCGATGTACTGTCTTTTTGGGGCATGGCTTTGATCGATGATAATATTCCGTTGTTCATTATTATATATATATATATCTTATATATATCTATACCTGCATAAATAAAATTACTTCGAGTTCGGTAGAAACATAGTGAAACTGCTTCTCTGCGTATTGTCTTGTGTTTTTTTTGCAAACTGTATATCAGGTTTGTGTTTATCAACGCCGCCTTCTGTCATATCTGACTTTGAATAAAGTAACTCTGCACCCTTGGTACGCAGTGAATTGTTCGTTGGTTTGAACAACCAGTCTTTATTCATATCGGTCATTAAATGTTTATAGTTCGTGTTTCTTCCTTCTACATCACTAAATCCTTCGACTTGAACAACCGTTGGCGGGGTAATCATGTACCATCGATCGATTGCCTGCAGGCGTTTCCAATATATATCAATCGCATACTCGCGTTTGTTTGCAGGATTCGAGAGAAGCAACTTGATACTCTCTTTATAGTTTTCAATCAGTTTATCATAATAATGTTGTTGCACAATGTATCCGGTGGTGGTTTGACAGTTTACTAAACGAACACAATAATCACCGATTTGTTGAAAGGGTGGACAAATATTTCCAGAGACAATTAAGACATCCCATTCGGACTTGATGGTTTGGCAAAAGGTGCCGAGTTGTTTGAGAAACAGGGTCGGATTCAAAAACTGAATGTCATCTTCGCAAATGAATACAAAGGGAGACTCGTTTTTCTTGGCCATTTCCAGACATTTCAAGTGGCTGATTGAACACCCGACTGCACCATCAGTGGTTTTGACAGCATTGAATCGATTGCCGACGATGTTCATTTTCGATAATTCATTTTTAACGTGGTACAAACGGTCAATACGATGTTCTAAATTGATGAAATGGGTGTTTTCTAATAGTTTTTCGGGGGTCAATTCGATATTCTCTTGAATTGATTCGATATTTTCTTCATGGGTCGTTTCTTCATGGGTCGTTTCTTCGTGAGTCGTTTCTTCGTGAGTCGTTTCTTCGTGAGTCGTTTCTTCGTGAGTCGTTTCTTCGTGAGTCGTTTCTTCGTGAGTCGTTTCTTCATGAGTAGTTTCTTCGTGGGTCGTTTCTTCGTGGGTCGTTTCCATATTTTCTTATTTTATAATTATAGTATACCTTTAAGTTCTTGGAGATAATAATTCGTTCAGTTTCGATTTGATTTCTTCCATGTCTTTTTCCAGCTTGTTGAGTTTGTTTTCAAAGATTGAGTGGTTGTGATCAAATACATGTTCTACATTGTCTCCCCATTGAACCATTTTTTTGGGTAATTCTTCGACAATCAATGATATGGGGGTTGCGTTTGTTAAATCCAGTCTTTTTATTGATGGGTCATTCGGTGACGGAACCGCCTTCGTTGGTGCCGGTATAATCACATCAACATCTTCATTACGATTTCGTTTATATGCTTCGACTGCAGAGTTCAAGTCCAATATTGCTTCATCCTTCACATTTTCGGTAAAGTTGTGGACAGGGACTTCTTTTTTAACCATTAATTCGTATTCTGCTTGACGACGACTGAACTGGTCGGCGACAGAGAGTGAATTAGGAGGCATTTGCTGGTGAGAAGGAACTGGCTGGTGTAAAGGAACTTGCGGTTGTAAAGGAACGAGAGATTGCAACATAACATCAATGGCACGCTTGTTGATTTCTTTCAAAGGGGTGTTCAAACCTTTATATTGATTATAGACTTGGCCAATAGTATACTGAAACCATTTTTCTCTTTCACCTGGAGGTGCATTCGAAAAATAATGAATCATTTGTGGAGTGTTGTTTATCACTTTCCATAAAAGAGATTGATTCGTGTTATTAATAAATTGTTGTATAGATGACATTACAAACAAATCAAATTATATTTTTATATCATTTGTTTATTATTCTTCATCCGAAACCCTGGGAGCCAAAAAGACAACAATGCGGGCTTTTGTATCGTGATCTTCATCATCTCCAGTTACATGTTCAAGGAGATAGGTGGTTTTCAAAGGATAGTTTTCACTGATTTTGATATTGATGGAATCGCTGACTTTGTGGAACGAACAGATATTGTAAAGATGTGCAAGAGAAAACGACATGTTGATCGTTTCGCCCTCATTGATGGCAAAGAGAGACAGATCGTCGATTGGAATAACAACACTCATGTTACCGCTTTCATTGCTTTTCGCAGTAAGTCGCAGCTCATTTTCGTTGCACATGATATGCAGGTCGGCACCAAACTGCCGAAGCTGTCCGACAATATTGGAAAAGTTCGAAGATGCTAGAGAGAACTCGGCTTGGTAATCGGTGTTTGGGATATCCATCATATCGGATTCGAGTTCGATCAGCGGGAGTTCAAAGTGTTTGTCGAATGACGCGGTTTTGGATTCGAAATGGAGAAAGAGTTTATCAGAGGTAGATTCATCGAACCGAATATTGATTTGTTGGCCTTCTTCGCGAGTATTGAGAATCCGGAAGAACAGTTGAGTGCTGATACCGAGTACGCAACTGCTGTCTTGTTCATATTGGTCGAACCAGGCGGAGGGAATGATGAGTTCAAAGATGGAGATGTGGGAGGAATCCATGCCCTGGGCATAAAGACGGGTTGAATCGAACATAAGATTGACATGTTCGCAAAACAGTTTCATGTTTTGAAACAAGGCGGTAAAGGCCTTGGCCTTGTCTTTGTCAGTAATCAGGATGTGCATTTCTAATAAATATATTTATGACCAAATGTGTAAATATATTTATTGTAAAATTGTTTTTTTTTTGATAGTGACATAATATTTAGAATAAAGTACTATAGATAATTGTACATGTAGTAAGTTACTATGCGTTTAATAACAAAATATTTTATAATTTTATTTATAAATGAATACGGTAGAGTTAGCAAATTACTACTTTAGAAATAAAGATGAATTTTTTGGTGAAAATGGACATGAAAAATTATTAGTTGGATTGAATAAATATGTAACAACTATTAATGATGATAACTGTAAAATAGTTGGCATTGATGTTGGGTGTTGCGTTGGTGATTATATACAAAATATAAATAACATTTGCATGGAAGAAAATAAACAAATTTTATGTTTTGAACCGAATCCAGTAAATATTGTGGCATTAGAACCTAAAATAAATCAAGATAAAAAAATAAAATTGTTTAAGCATTGTGTTTCAAATGAAACAACAACCGCTTCTTTCTATAATTGGAAAGATAATTACACCAATAATACAGGAAATGGAATAGCTGGATTGAGAAGTGGAGGTGCAAAAATTTGTGAGATTGATGTTAAAAAATTAGATGACGTTTTAGACGCTGAATTTAATAACGAAAAAATTATAATTAAATTTATAAAAATAGATACTGAAGGCAATGATAGTAATGTAATTAAAGGGTTTGAAAAATATTTACCAAATACAAAATATATTATATTCGAATGTAGCGATTGTTTGGATGACATTAGAGGACCGGGAATAAAAAATCCTATGAAAGATATTGTAGACTTTTTATCCAAAAATGGATTTGATACTTATAGAATAGGAACAAAAAAATTATTTAAAGTAAATGATGAGTACTGGCATCAAGTATACGATGATTTAAAATTTTGGTCAAACTGTTTTGCACTAAAAAAAGATGATAATTTAATACATAAATTAGTAAATAAAAACTTTGATTACATATACTAATTATTTGTCCCCTTAAAATTGATTTTATATTATTTATATAATATAATATAAATAAATAGATAATAAGTAGATTATAAATACAATGGATAATTTAGATTTACTGTTTGACATTGTTGTGTGCGTTGGTCCAAATGATAATGATATAATTCATCAAGTAGTTCCTTATACTAAAAAAAACGTAATTGGGTATAGAAACATTTATCTAGTTTGTTCAAGTCCAAACATATCGGTAGAAGGAGCAATCACAATTGATGAAAAAATTTTTCCATTTACAATGGATGATCTAATATATATGTTTGGTAAAAATTTTAGAAACGGTTGGTATTTGCAGCAATTATTAAAATTTTATTCAGGAAACATTATACCAGGAATATTAAAAAGATATCTCATAATTGATTGTGATACACATTTTTTAAAACCTACAAAATTTATTACGGATGATGGTAAGCATATTTTAACAACTGGAACAGAATATCATATACCCTATTTTATACACATGAATAAACTAGATAAGTCGTTTAAAAAGGTACATCAATTATCCGGAATTTCTCATCATACTTTTTTTCATACAGACAGAGTTAATGAATTATTTAAAATGGTAGAAAATAATTTTTCTAATGAAAAACCATTCTGGAAAATTTATTTAGAAAAAATTGATATGAAGAATTTTTTAGGAAGTGGTGCGGCTGAGAATGAAACATATTTTACGTATATGTACTTATATCATCCAAACGATATTGTTATTCGACAATTAAATTGGCAAAATGTTTCACAATTAAATATTAATAACCCAAATGATTGTGATTTCGTAAGTGTTCATCATTATTTGAGAAAATAATAATAACTTTGAGAAAATTATTTAAAAACAAATAATAATCTAATGTATAATTATGAATATAGAAGAAACCTATTTTAAAAAAAAAATAGATACAGTTAATATTTTGAATGTAAATGATTGTATCAAAATGAAAAGAGATGGGATAAAATGTGTTATTATAACTGGTGTAACTGGTCAAGATGGAAGTCATATGGTTGATTATTTGTTGAAAAATA